CCTGTAGTCAATCCTTTGCTGGGCAAACTCGCAAGCCTCTCTCAGACGGCGGCTGGGTTCTTTGCTGAGAAGCAACGACGAGAGGCAATTAAGGGCGTGAAGGAAGGTTTGACATTGACTCCTCAACAGGAGTTAGACATTGCGGAACAGCAGAGAAACAACAATGCATTAAGTGTTGCCAGTCTTGTTGACAAGGGAATCATGGCTGCCGATGAAAACCCATACGTTCAAATGGGGCAGAAGGTGGCGATTGCCAGATTGAATGCTCGTATGGTTGCTGCGGATATTGATGCAAACCTATACAGCGATTTCCATAATGATGTGGGCAAGGATCAAAAGTATGGACTGATGACGGGAGATGACCCAAGGGCTGCAACTGCTGCATACCTTTCAGGGAAAATCGGTGACAGTTCACCACTGACCTTGGATAAATCTTTTACTGAGGATTACTACTATTCTTCAGCGTTTGAAAAAGAATTCAAAAAGATTAGAGAAGCAACTCAGCAGAAAGTTAATGGACTCCGAATTGACAAGCAGAAGGCAGATACAAAAGCAGGCATCGAAGCCTCTGTTGTAGATGCTTTGGGGGAACAGAATCCTATTGATGCAATGAATGATCTGATCAAGGATGGTGTCCCGCGTGCCGTCTTTGGGAACGAACAGGCAAACAGGATTGTGGGCGACTACCTTCTAAACCTCGCTGTGAGTGGTGATGCTGGAGCCTTGAAAGCAATTGAAGAAATAGAACTCTCAAGCGGGGCAAAACTATTTGAGAGTGATGACTACCTAAAGTCTGAACTTGCAAAACAGAAGTCTAAAATTAATAGGGGACAGGCAGGGGCACGTACTAAAGAACTCCAACAGCACGACCAGAATGCTCACGGAGCAATCATGGCTCGACTTCAGGAAGTAATCTCCGGTGTTGGCCCTGACTTTCCCACCATGCTTGGGAATGGTACTTCGGTGCCTAACCTTATGTACATGCCGGGAGACATGACTGGTGATGGGTACATTGAAGCAGTAGAGGCTGTGCTGCCTGACGGGTGGCAAGTATCCGAAACCCAAGATGGTATTTCAATTTCAACTACGTTGGACGATGGTACTTCCCACAGTCGAGAATTCAAATACTCCACTATTCACAAGACTGCGGTGAATAACGTGGCGGCCTCCATGACGGCGGAGATTACTCAAGCGCTTGTCGGGGACACTAACTTTCTCGGATCTATACTGGGGCCGGAAGATCGGGAGCAACGAGAGCGACAAGCCCGAGCGACCGCTGAAGCACAGGTTGCTGTGGAACTGTCTCAAATGGGATATAAGAGTAAGGCGGTAGAAGACTCTATTTCAAGAGCCTTTAGTGCTGCTGGTGATATCCAAAGATACCCAAGGGATTCAGAGCAGTATTTTAGAGCAAGGCAGCAGATTAAAGAAGGTATGCAATCCGCGATGACCTTGATGCTGAGTGATCAAGATGGATCAACGCTCGGTAATTATGTAGACAAAAAACACAGCGATTACCTCCGGGGATTGTTCTTATACGCTTATGGAGAACAAGGGGCACGGGTAGGTGACTTTACTGCAACCGACTTGTTCTTTAGTAAACCACCATCTGGATTTCGAGATGCTACCCGTCAAGGAGATTCTGAAACTGCTAAAGAGTTGAACCTATACCTTGAAAAGGATAGGAGTATCGGGGTTACTCGGGATCGACTTGATGACTTATCAAGAGCCTTGCAATACTTTGGAGATATGTCTCCAAAAGATGCTTTGGAATCTGCTTTCACAACTCTTCAAGAAAACTCAACAACCATCGGCGGGTACAGATATTACAAGTTTGACTTTGGCCCCGGCTTCCTTGATGGAAGTAACATCCCCACATTGATGGATGGCGATATCGTGAAGAACAGGGTGAATGGTCAACGACTCTTAAATGAGTTTGTTCTCGACTTGAATGAAAGTGGGCTGGATCACGGAGTCCTTACAGAAGGGATCGCTGACGGCCTGTATGGATTTGAGGGCGACCAAGGAATGTTGTTCCAGATTCGCCCCGAAGTAGGCCGACCGGGACACTTCACGCTGCGGATGAATGAAGAAGGAGATTCTGAGTTCATTGACTTTGTGTCTATTCCGAACCCCAAAAGAGAAGATGGAGTGTTCACTACTGAAGACATTGTGAGCATCTTGAAAGAACGCGGCAAGATCAATGAGCATGGCAACTTCACCGTGGATCGAACAGATATGGACGAGTTGACTGATGAGCAGAGGCGTAGACTGTCACTCGGTGAAAGTGTACCTGTGGGCGAGTTGGAAATCTTGATCCCGATGGGTGGTGGTACTGCTATCCGTATGCCTAGAACTGGTAGTCAAGGTATGTTCATGGATGAGACACCTCAATCTCGTCAAGAAAGAAATAGGATGAGTAGCGAATGAGTACCCTAACCCCCTTCCCAACTACATTTAACCAGTACGAAGACGTTACCCGTCGAGAACTGGACAACATGTACGGAATGCGGCTGGATAATCCCGGCTTCTTTGGCAAACTTGGCATTGCAGCCAAGTATGAAACTATGACGGGGCAACTTCTTCAAGAACTAAACGACCCCAATTTCACACCTGATCCAACATTTAGCGTTAATCAAGTCATGCTTGATCGCTACGCAGGCGACATTACTGAAGAAGAGACTATCGAGCGTATTGTTGGAAACTCTAGGTCATTTGGTGAGTTCATCTTCAATGTTGATAATGTTCGACGGAGCCTCAAGAAGAGGCGAGAACTTTTTGAAGGTAATGCCTTTGATGCTTTCGGCGGATTTGTTGCCACAATCATCCCCAACCTTGTTGAGATGGTCCCCGCAACAGTAGCCGCCACAGCACTTGCTGGACCCATTGGTGGTGGTGCAGCCTTTGTCGATCGAGCATATAAGACCAACAGAGTTCTTGGTGCCCTAAAAGGTATTGGCATTGCGGGTGTTGTGGATTTGCCTATTGAATATACAAAGTATTCACTTGATGAATCTTTGACCCAGAAGCAGTTCCTCACTGCTCTTGCAACGGCGGGAGTAATGGGTGGGGCTTTCGGGGCGGCGTTCCCGAGTACATTGTTCAAAGTATCAAAAGCAATCAAGAATGAACTGCGGCTTGAAGAGGCTATTAAAATCTCAAACAACTTCGGGGATGCGGCAGCCAAAGCGTCTGCTCGGAAATTGAGCAAGGGACGCAGACTGTCTACTCGTGCAGAAGATGTGGCGACAGGCACAACTCAACTCGAAGGCCGTATCACAGTTCGTAAGTATCTAACTTCAGACGTTATCGAAAATCTTAGAAAAGGGTTTGATGGCGTACTCCCTACTGCGGTGACACTTGGGGCGAAGAATCTTGGCGTTGTCGGTTCCGAACTTAATCAACTTGTTCAGGCAGCATTCAAACAACTACCTACTAAAGGTGCTTTGACAGGTAACAAACAAGCCGTTCGGGATGCAATCAAAAACCTTAGAGCCAAACTCAAAGAAGATGGAGCAATAGATAATCTTCTTGCTAAGGCTGAACGTGGCGAACAGACCACTGTTGCCAATGCTTTCTTCTCTATGGCGAAAGAGTCTGAGAAACTTGCGGCAACAGGTGTTCAGTTGGAAGTTACCAAACTTTTACGAAAGGTTGCTGGGGCAGTGGCTGAGGGCAAAAGGGTAGATCTCAGTGACCTTGATAAAGGACTGGCTGCCCTCCAGAAAAGAATTCAACGCAACGACATGTTTGAAGTTACCGCTTCACGCCCAGCAACTCGGTTTGAAATTGCTGATGATGAGGTGGCTCGTGGCCTGAGAACCGCCACTGATGATGCAGGCGAAACAACAATCATGGTGGATGGTGTGCCTGTGGCGACGGGATCAAGTGATCTTGTTGAACTCTCCGCAGAAGATTTGGCTAAGGCCGCCAGCACCCAGTCGTATCGAATGCGTGTTATGGAAGGCTTCCGTGACGAAGGATTTAGAGAAGGACTTGCTAGGGCAATTGATATCTTCGACATTCCCGGTACGGGGGGTGTTCTCACATCTCGATTTGTCAAGATGATGAGATCAGATAGCCAAGAAATTAGAGACTTTGCATCCATCTTCTTTAGCGGCCCCCGACAAAAGGGCAGTGCCCTACCTGTTGAAGTAATTATCCGTACCAATGTTGAGCGGTCAGTTACCAAAGTATCCAAGAAAATGAACTTGGCAAAGATCAACGCCGCCAAACGTGGCGTTCAAATTTCAGATCAAGACATCAGTCGTGCGGTCACCACCGGTGCCACCCCATCGGGTGAACTGGGGCAGGCTGTCAAAGCAGTACGTGAGTTCTATAAAGACCTCCACGGTTACGGCGTGAGGGGTGGGGTCTTTGAGGATATCCCGTTTGACCCCAAATACATACAAAGACGGTACAACGATGTCCGTACGGTTGCGATGATTGACGAGTTTGGTGAAGATACGATGCTAAATTTCATCGGCTCCGCCATCAAACGGGCACCGAGAAAGACTCCCCTGAATAATGATCAGGCTCGGAAAGTTGCTCAACGTATTCTGGATTACAACAAGAACCCCAAACTGTATGGTCGGTGGCGTAAAGACAGTGCTGAAGCATTTGATGTATTTGAAAAGCAACTCCGCCGTGACTTAGATGGATTGTCGGAAGAACAAATCAAAGACATCATGGACATGGTTGCCCCGCAGCAAGCAGGTAATCCTCACTTAGGCATGACTTACCGCCGTATTGCAATGGATGAAAACTATTCAGCATCCATGACGGGTAAGAACGGAACTCGCACAGTCCACATTGACGAATTGATGGACAGAGACTTGAACGTTGGACTCACTCTTTATGCCCAGCGGGTTATTGGTGCAACCGAGTTGCGGCGAGGATTCAAAGCATTCCGACCTGACTCAGATGAAGTGATGACGCTTTCACAAATGGATGCTGCTTTGCTGGCTACTGGGGATGCGCAGGCACGAACCGCATCTAAGAGTCTAGATGCTCTTTACAGATTTAATATGGGGTTTGGTTTCGGGGGCGATGAAAGTATTCAAGAGATGATGAAGCACGTTCGTGATGGGCAGGCACTTGCTATGGCGAACTTTGGCTCCATGATGGGTGTAGCCCAGATGCCTGAAATAGCCTCTGTTGTATTCCGGAATGGTGCAAGGTCTGCTGCTGTCCCTCTTACTCGGGGGACATGGTGGAAACAAATTGGACGCACCTTTACTATGGGTCCAGAGAAACTAAGAAATAAGGCTGTGTACGGAACGCCTGTACTGGGTGAGGGACGGCGTGCCTCAGGTGAACTCGCAGATGACATACTGGCCGAACTAGAAACATTTACCGGTGTTGGTGGGGACATGATTCGTGGCGACTACATCACTCGTAGACTGGACATGATGGAAGGCGAAGCCGGACTTTCTGGTTCTATCCGAGGTAAGTTATCAAATTACATTGATACAACTCGACAAGTTGCCATCATGAATCCTTTTGGAATTCTTCCGGCGGACACCGTGCTTCGTCGATGGATGGTTGAATCAGCCTTCCAAGGGTTTGTGAACCGAGGATTCACTATTGCGAAAGCGGGGGGTATCAAAGCAGACATGGGCTTCTTTGGTGGTGGTGCAAGAAGAATGTTCAAAGAAACTGGCATGTCTGATGAAATGATTGATCGAGTAATTAAAGAACTTACTCGACCTGATGGTGTTGCCAAAGTTGAAAAAGGCGTATTCGGGAACTACAAAGTTAAGAAAATTGATTTTGAAAAGGTTCAAGATAAAGCCGCGATGGATAACTTTGCTATCGCACTCCGCCGCCATGTGGATAGAGGTGTCCAACGTAACTATCTTGGCGACATGCCTTTAATATTAGACCGACCTGTTGTCCGTGCCTTGATGCAGTTCCGTGTGTTCTCGATTGTGTCTAAGTCGAAGCAGTTGGGATACTCAGTTGCCGGTATGGATGGGCGTATGGCGATGAATGTTGTTGGGGGTGCATTCCTTGGGATGCTCGGATACAAGATCTTGCACTGGAAGAAATCACTGGGAATGAGTGAGGTGGACAGGATGCTGTATCTAAACGATAAGTTTTCAACGGCTAACCTTGTCCGTGCCGGGGTCACCCGAAGTTCTGTGTCTACCGTAGGTCCAATGATGGTGGACACCATGCGAGATCTCATGGGTGCTGACCCTGTGTTCAACCAAAGAACTACAATGGGTGCATCTGGGATCGTTACCGGAAGCACACTGTTCCAAATGGGCGATCAAGCAATGAAATCCACAAAGGAAATCATGTCTGCTATCGCAGGGAACGATGACTACTCTCAACAAGATTTGAAAAACCTTGCGAGGTTTGGAGGACTTCTAAGTGTTCCATTTTTATCAGAAGCAATCACAAAGGGATTTGAGCAGATCCCAATACCAGAAGAGGACTAAACATGCCTGACAGTTATAAAGACTACGAAGACAATATCAATGAAAACACACCATCGGTGAGTTTCACCAATACTGACTTTGAATACCTAGAAACAGCCCACATCAAAGTCGTGGCAACCAACGTGACAGCGGCTACCGAATTCACCTACGCTCAGGCTGATGATGGATCTGGGTCAGAAGATATTGTTCTAGGCACTGATGGGACCAACCCCCCGTTCACCGTGACTGTATCTAATGGAACAACCACAGTTACCTTTGGCAACATTACGTTCCCTACTGGCACTAACAAACTCCGCGTCAAGCGTGTCACTCCTCGCTCCTCTCTGCTGACTACCTTCAACAACGCCTCACTGCTCCGGGCGGATGACCTCAACAACAACTCCAAGCAACTCTTGTTTACTCTTCAAGAGCAGGTTGACATTGGTATTGGATCGCTTCCTCTCGATGCAGACAACAAGTTCAACGCTGGAACAAAAGCGATCAAGAACCTGATTGATCCTGTAGGTGGTACTGAGGCAGCCACCAAGGCTTATGTGGATGCTCTGACTTCTTTCAGTACCAACCCAACATCTGTGGCACAGTCATATTCATTCACTATTGGTGATATGACGGTCGGTGCAGGGACTACCAAAACTAAAGCACTCTCTCCTCTTCCGCTTTCCAGCACCAACGAGATGTTCATTGTGAGTATTCAAGGTGTACTGCAAGCCCCCAACACAGACTACACCGTGTCTTCTGGAGGAGTATTCACGCTTCTAAACGGACAAGACTCAGGTCTGAATACTGGTGACACCGTTGTGATCTTGTGCTTCGGTAACAGTAAGTCTGTCTTTGAGTTCCCCGTGACCGGAACAGCGGCTTCTGCCTCGGAAACACCTATGACCCTCAAGGGGGCCTCTGTTCAGTCTGAACCTATTTTCAAAGTTGTAGATAGTGCAGATGGTAATCTTCTCAGGGTACTGCCCACGGGCACGCTTGAATGTGCAAGTTTCAACTCAACTGGTGCTGCCGATGTTGATGGGTCTTTGAATGTCGATGGTACTCTGACTGTCGATGGCACTTCGACCTTGACCGGCAACACATCTGTCGGTGGCACTCTGAATGTCACGGGAACAACTACCGTTCAAGACCTTACGGTTTCTGGTAATGCAACTATTGCTGGACTTACAACTCTTCCAGTGGGGGCCGTTACTCCGTTTGCGGGGGCGGTCAAACCTGACGGATACGAATTCTGCAATGGTCAGCCTTTGGATAGGAATACTTATCAAGCCCTGTTTGATGTTATTGGTGTTCAATATGGAGCGGGAGATGGTGTGAATACCTTCAATGTCCCCGACATGCGTAACAGGTTCCCTATTGGAACAGCCACAAATAATTTGGCTTCGACTGGTAATGGTGAGATTACGTTGAGTGAAGCAAACTTGCCTCCTCACACGCACGACGATGGTACGTTTAAGGCTAGAGATCACAAGCACCATGTAGTTGCCAATACTCAGGTATCAGGTGCGGGCCCGGCCCTAAGTTCTACTACTCAACTGCCTCAAGCAAGAACCACAGGCGGCAATACTGAATACGGCTTTAGAAGCACATCAACCGGTGCAACTATTGGACGTTCCAGTATCCCCATTGAAGATGGATCAAAAGTAAATAGCAGCGGACAGGTGGATGTAACTGGAGATTCTGGTTCAACCGGATCAGGCACCCCATTTGTCGCAACACCAGCCTTCCTGTCCCTTAACTACATCATTAAAACCTAAGGAGTAACCCATGTCTTCACCAACAAAAGTATCCGCAGGGTTAACCTCCGGGGTAATCAAAATCGCAGACAAAGCATCTGCAACAGGAACCAGTGCTTCGTCCCAAGTAGGGGCCGTGGTTCAACTTAACTCTTCCGAGAAGATCCCATCGCAGTACCTCAGCACTGGGGTTCACCTTGGTGGTATTGCTGCTAACAATCTATTGGATGATTATGAGGAGGGTACTTGGACACCAACACAATCTGTAGGCGGTAATTCATCAATATCTGCATCTGATGCACAATATGTAAAAGTTGGAAGAATGGTTCATTTCGATTGTGTAATTAGTTTTAGTGGAAATGATGTTGATAGAGTTTCAATATCTGGACTTCCATTTACTGCAACAAATACTTCAGCAGTCGCTATTTCTTATAGCGGCGGACCTTTTGACCATTTAAAGATGCTTGTATCTGGAACTACTATAGTTGGATCAAATACTACTGGTGATGCAAGTTATACAGAAGTAAATGGTATGACAGCACGATTTAGTGGCACTTACATGGCAACAACATAAAGGAAACCAACATGATTACTAAAGAACTAGAAGTGGACAAGATCGAAGTCGTAGGACTTTGGAATGTCCAAG